ATATTAACCTGACTATTTCAACAGGCGTTCCACAGGTGTAGAGCAAACGTTGATAACACTTGATTACACACCTCGGACTTGGCAGAGAGAATGCCATATAAAGAAACAAAGATTTAGCGTTTACGCATTGCACAGGCGATCAGGTAAGACAGAACTAGCGATCATGGAGCTAATAGACAAGGCCATGAAGACAGACAAAGAACTAGCCATGTTTGTTTATATTGCACCGTTCCTGAGACAGGCAAAAGCAATTGCATGGGCAAGATTAAAGCAGAAGATAGAACCATTGCGTAGAACCTCTGTGATCGACATAAACGAGGGTGAACTGTCGGTCAGGTTTAAACATAATGGAGCGATCATTAGATTGTTTGGAGGTGATAATCCTGATGCTTTACGAGGAATGCGACTTGATGGCTGTGTGATAGATGAGGTAGCTCAGATAAAGAACGAGCTATGGTCAGACATAGTCCAGCCAGCCCTATCAGATCGTCTAGGCTGGTCATTGTTTATTGGTACACCACAAGGTATTAACTTGTTCTCTGAGTTGTACTACAAGGCTGTAAACGAAGAAGGATGGACGTCTGCCAGATACACAGTATTTGACACAGATAGCTTGCATCCTGATGAGGTAACTCGTCTTAAACGAGACATGAGTGAGACATCGTTTGCCAGAGAATATTTATGTGACTTTTCAGCACAAGGTGATGACCAGTTAATTGCATTGGCAGATACCGAAGATGCAGCCAAGCGCATATACCAACCAGACCATGTCAAATTGTTTCCAATAATCATTGGTATCGACCCAGCAAGGTTTGGTGATGACAGATCTGTAGTGTTTAGACGGCAGGGCAAGCAAGCATTTAAGCCTGTTGTATATCGAGGTATAGACAACATGGAACTAGCGTCCAGAGTAGCCAATCTGATAGAGCAACATAAACCAGATGCAGTGTTCTGTGATGCAGGTGCTGGTAGTGGTGTAATCGACAGACTAAGGCAGTTGTCATATGACGTAATCGAGATACCGTTTGGTGGCAAGGCAATGAAACCAGAGCAATACATCAACCGTAGAACAGAGATGTGGTGGTTAATGAAACAATGGATAGAAGAAGGTGGTGCAATACCAAACGATGTAGCCCTTAAACAAGAGTTAGCAACACCAATTTATTGGTATGACAATGTGGGTAGGCGTGTATTGGAAGGCAAGGATCAAATAAAAAAGAGATTGCAGGGTGCAGGGTCACCAGATTTAGCTGATGCACTAGCACTAACCTTTGCCCTCCCAGTAGCCAAGAAAGTAGCAGAGGACATATACATCAAAAGACGTAAAGAAGCTTCACAGAAAGCGGATTATGACCCATACACAAGAATCTAACTTTGTTCGTATAGCAGATGGTTTAGATGTAAAGCCATTGCTTAAATTACTAGATGCCAAACCTGAGTTATGGAAGGAAATACAGGTAAGGCAACAATTTACTGGGTCACCACATAAAGATACCGAGTCGATATACGTTAGAGGGCCATTAAAAATGAGCCAATACTACGTTTTATGGGATACAGGATCATACGATTACCCATGCATGGAGTATTTAGAACCTGCATTAGTGCCATTGATGCGACCAATACTAAAAAAACTACAGGTAGAAGATATGGGTAGGGTACTTATTGTCAATTTAAAACCTAGTGGCCATGTAACCAAACATAACGACCAAGGAACGTATGCAGACCACTACCAAAGATTTCATCTTGTACTAAAAACTAACCAATGGTGTAACCAAACTTGCGGAGATCAAAAGCAAAAGTTTGAGGTAGGCGAGGTTTGGTGGTTTAACCATAAGAAAATACATACTGCGGACAATGTTGGCACGACAGACAGAGTACATATAATATTTGATTGTGTACCAAAAGATTTTTTATGACTAGTGTGACCGTAACTAATGATAGTAAAGCTACTGTAAACGAAAGTAGAGTACCTAAAACAGAAATTAGACTCTGCACCTTAGATGAATTTAAGGTTTTAGGAGATTCATTATTTGAAGAGCATTACGAAGAGATTGCTCGTAACAAACAAGTAATGAAATTAAAGCCAAATTACAAGCTGTATGAAGCACTTGATGCAACAGGTTGGTTATTTATCTATGTAGCAATGCAGGGCGATGTATGTATTGGTTATTCTATGAACATAATGATTTATCACTTGCATTATGCAGATTTAAGAATCGCTCAGAATGACATTTTGTTTGTCAAAAAAGAATTTCGGGGTGGACGATTAGGTTTACGTCTAATAAAAGTCACAGAAAATCATGCAAAATCTGAGGGTTGTAAACTTATGTTATGGCACGCTAAAGAAAACACCGCTTTAGAAAAGTTGCTACCAAAACTAAAATATGGTGTACAAGAAATCATGTATTCTAAGGAGATTTAACCAATGGTAGTAACAGCACTAGTAACTACAGCAGCAGCCACAACTTATGCAACAATTGAAGCAAACAATCGTGCAAGAGAACAAAGAAAACAGCAAGAAAGAGCATTAGCAGAACAAAGAAAAGCTAATGAACAAGCTAGACAACAAGCAGAAGCAGAAGCACAACGTGCTGACATTGAATACAACAGAGCAGTACAAAAACAACCAGAAGTACAGGCTATTGTAAGTAGAAGTGAAGAAGCAGCAAACCAAGGCCCTGCTGCAACAGTATTAACTGGTGGTGATAATATGGTTAACCCAGTAGCACAAGCGGTAGCTCAAGGTAAAAGTAAAAAAGGAGGAGGTAGAGGAGATGCTAGTGGAGGTAGTTTATTAACAGGTCAAGTAGGTGTAGATCCTTCAGCATTAAATTTAGGTGGAAATAGTTTATTAGGAAACTAATTAATGAAAACAAAAAAAGAAAAATTAATAACTAGGTGGGGTCATCTTAGGTCTGAAAGGGCTACATGGTGGTCACATTGGCAAGAAATTACAACATATTTATTACCAAGAAACGGACGCTATTTTCAACAAGATAGAAACAAAGGACATAGAAGACATAACTCTATATATGACAATACTGGTACAAGAGCGTTAAGAACATTAGGTGCTGGCATGATGGCTGGTGCTACATCCCCTGCAAGACCATGGTTTAGGTTAGGCACGGCAGATCCAGAATTAAATAGCTATGGGCCTGTCAAATTATGGTTAGCAGATGTTACACAACGTATGCAATTAGTATTTCAAAAGTCCAATACATACCGAACATTACATGGAATATACGAAGAACTTGGAGCATTTGGTACGGCTGGCTCTATTATCCTCCCCGATAGCCAAAACGCTATACATCATTACCCTGTAACCATTGGTGAATATGCAATAGCTACGGATTATCAGGGCAGAGTAAACACTTTGTACAGAGAATTTCAAAAAACAGTAGGAGAAGTGGTAAGAGAGTTTGGATATAACAAATGTTCAACGTCTGTTAAAAACTTGTACGACAGGGGTAGCCTAGATAGTTGGATTACATTGGTACACGCTATAGAACCAAGGGATGATAGGGATCGTGATTACAAGAAAAAGGACAATATGAATATGCCATTCAAGTCTTGTTACTTTGAAACAGGCAGTGATGGCGATCAAGTGCTACGAGAAAGCGGATTTAAAGAATTTCCGGCAGTTGTGCCTAGATGGGGTGTTGCAGGTGGTGATATTTATGGCAATTCACCGGGCATGGAGTCGTTAGGTGACATAAAACAGCTACAACATGAGCAATTACGCAAGGCACAGGGCATTGATTACCAAACAAAGCCACCATTGCAAGTGCCAAGCTACATGAAAAACAGAGATGTGGATAGTTTGCCGGGTGGGGTTACGTTTATTGATGGGGCGCAGGGCAAAATTGAGACAGCATTTAACGTAAATTTAAATCTTGATCATTTATTGCGAGATATACAAGATGTGCGTGGACGTATTAATAGTAGTTTTTATGCTGATTTGTTTCTTATGTTGGCAAATGCTACTGATACACGCATGACAGCAACAGAAGTAGCAGAACGACACGAAGAAAAACTGCTTATGTTAGGGCCAGTATTGGAAAGATTGCATAACGAATTGTTAGATCCATTAATTGATATAACTTTTGACAGGATGGTAGAAGCTGGACTAGTGCCACCAGCACCAGAAGAGTTGCAAGGCATGGAATTAAACGTAGAATTTGTATCTATGTTGGCACAAGCGCAACGTGCTATTGGTACAAACAGTGTAGATAGGTATGTAAACAGTATGGGTATGGTTGCACAGATGAAACCTGATGTTCTTGATAAGTTTGATTCTGATGCATGGGCTGATGGTTATGCTGATATGTTAGGTGTTGACCCATCGTTGATAGTTGCAGGGCCACAAGTTGCAAAGATACGTCAAGCAAGAGCGCAAGCACAACAGGCAGCAGCACAACAAGAAGCACAAAATCAGGCTGCTGAAAATATGTCAAAGTTAGGTAAAGTAGATGCAGGTAATGCTATGGACATGATTAATCAATTTAGCGGTTACAATTCACCATCACCATTGGAGGTATAACAAATGGATTTAATAGATCTAAAAAAAGACCCACAACCTATTGACAGTAATGAAATGTACGATGAGCCGATGTATAGCTACGGTTTATGTATATCTTTAGGCAGAGAAGAACTAGAAAAATTAGGTATAGAAAAATTACCAGAAGCTGGTGGTGAAATGATGATTAAAGCTATAGCATATGTCAAAACTGTTAGAGAAAGTAAAGAACAAGATGGCGTTGAACAAAATGTAGAGTTGCAAATAACTGCTATGGGTATAGAACCATTTGATAAAAGTGGTGATCAAGCAGAAGAATTGTATGGTAAAAAGGCAGCGACAGCACCACCAAAGGCAGAACCTGCTGCTAAACAAGCTACATACTTAGCATAGGAGGTAATTATGGCTGAAAAAACAGCAGACAACTTTGGTTATGGCAATATGTCAGCCGAATATAGAATGAAGTACAAAAAAATGTTAGAAGCACACGATAAAAAAGAAAAAGAAAAGAAAAAAAATAAAACTAAACAAGAAGAATTTGCAAACAAACTATACGGAGCTACAAACAAATGAGTTTATACGAAAACATTCACAGAAAACGTAAAAGAATTAAAGGTGGTTCTGGTGAACGCATGAAGAAAAAAGGTGAAAAAGGAAGACCTACTGCAAAAGATTTTGAAAATGCTGCAAAAACTGCAAAAAAAATGTATCCAAACCAAAAATAGGTGTAACCGTAACCTTGTTATAGCTAGATATATTGGTTTATGAGCGAATACAATCCTCTCGATCTCAAAGGTCAACAAAAATCTAAAGACAATAAAAAGTCTGCGGAAAGAATTGACCGCCAAAATGAAGAGTCGGATATTAAATGGCTTATGAGCAGCAAGAGGGGTCGCAGATTAATCTGGAGACTTCTGGAACAAGCAGGTGTTTTTCGATCATCGTTCAACACTAACGCAATGGCAATGTCATTTAGCGAAGGTAACAGGAATTATGGTTTGCAAATACTTAACTTAATCCACACTCTCTGCCCTGAGTTATACCCGACAATGATTAAGGAGCAAAAAAATGTCAGAGATGCTGATGACGGAAGCCAACCAAACAAATGAAGGCAGCGAACAACAGCAATCGGTAGATACTGCTACTAACGAGCAGACTACTGAAACACAGCAGCAAGCTGAAATTGTACAGGATCAACAAGTTTCGGATGAAACCACTGTTGAAAGTAAAACTAGCGAATCAGAAGCACCAGAAGGTGCGCCTGAGAAATACGAGTTTAATCCAAAGGTGGCTGACGCACCAAATGAACTCGACCCCGAAGTCTTAACGGCATTCGGTGATGTCGCTAAAGAACTTAACCTGCCACAAGAAGCTGCACAAAAGGTATTAGACAAGGTTGCACCTGTCATACAAGCCAAACAAGCTAAAGCTTTAGAAGTTGCAAAAGCTGATTGGGTAAGTAATTCACAAGCTGACGAAGAATTTGGCGGTGAAAAACTTAACGACAATTTAGAAATTGCAAAAACTGCTTTAGATGCGTTTGGTAATGATGCCTTGAAGTCGCTGCTAGTTGAAACAGGCTTTGGAAATCACCCTGAGATAATCAGGTTTATGTACAGAGCAGGTAAGGCAATCAGTGAAGACAGTTATGTCGGTAATTCTGAAGGTGCTAATTATTCTAGAGATAATGGCCCAAAAGATTTTAACGCTATAGCAAATTCATTGTATTCTAATCAGCAAAACAAGTAAGGAGTTATTAAATGGCTACTCTCTCAACCTCAAATTTAACCCTAGCGGATTGGGCAAAAAGATCTGACCCAGACGGTAGAGTTCCAATCGTTGCAGAATTATTATCACAAAGCAACGAAATACTAGATGATTGCGTGTTTAAGGAAGGTAATTTACCAACTGGTGAACGTGTAATTATTAGAACTGGTTTACCATCAGTTTATTTCCGTGCATTAAACCAAGGTATTCCCGGCAGTAAATCAACAACTGCTCAAGTTGATGAAGCCTGTGCAATTCTTGAAGCACGTTCTGAAGTGGACAAAGACTTAGCAATGTTAAATGGTAACACTGCACAATTCCGTCTATCTGAAGATACTGCGTTTTTGGAAGCAATGAACCAGACTCAAGCAGAGACTATGTTCTATGGTAATCCCGGAACAGATCCTAAGAAGTTTTTAGGTTTAGCACCAAGATATGGTGATTTATCTGCTGATAACGCTGTAAACATTCTTGATGCAGGTGGATCAGGCCT